ATTGACCCATCAGCTCTTACAGTGAAGTAAGTATTTTGAAATTCACTATCCCATACAGCATTAAAATAAACACTTATTCCATCGGTAAAAGCCTTAGAAGCTATTCCTACTCCCTTTAATACGTCTGCTAAAGTTCCTGCTGTTGTAGTTGAAAGAGTGTAGGTATTTTTCTTTACACTATTCAAAGTCCAATTATATTTATAGTTGTTAGTTGTAGAATCAAAAGAACCTGTACTAGTTGAAGTATCATAAAGTTTTACTCCATTAGCCAACCCTTGAACAAATACAGTATAAGTATCTGAATCAGATGAAGCTGCACATACGTTTTTTGCAGTAAAAGTAGGATTACTAAGGGTTGAAAGAGTAGTCAAAACTGGAGTAGTTATAGGAGTTAAAAGACTTAAAGAGTCAGACATAACTTGTAGTTTAATGTTTGTTCCAGTGTCAACCCAGGAAGATACAATTCTCCCATTTGGGTCAGTATGTAAATCCATACAAACACTTGGAGCTTCAGAAGCATAGGATATAGACCCTCCAGTGTTAGAATCTTTTTTAATAGTCATGTAAACTAAATCACTAGAATCATCATAAAGACCAATAACAAGTCTTTCATCACCTGCAGCTACATCGTAAATATATTTTGCACTACTCAAAAGTCCTACAACTGAAAAAAGATTAATGTCTGTTTCAGCCGAAAAAGAATTAGCAAACGCTACGTTTCCATTAATATAAGGCATTACTTCAAACCTACGAACCATAAGTTTGTGCTGATCTGTCCCAGCGTTTATAACATAGAAAATCCAAATTCTGTTATCAAATTCAATCATTCGTAGGGCTGAGATACTTCGAGAAGTGTCTACAGCCGATTGACCAGGAACTACTTCATCATTAACAATAAAAGTTTCATCAGCAGAATCTACGACTGAGATTCTAACTCTATTCAAACCACCGTTAGTTTCACACCAACTAAATATTTTTAAGTTATTGAGGTAGGCACATTGAAGCTCAGTTTGTTCAGTGTTATCTTGCCTTATAATTTTAGACTCTACACCTAATATAGAATACGGACCTTCATTGTTCCAAACTCCTCCACTTTCAGCATAAGAAAAAACTCTTGTTTTAGTTAAAGCCAATAGTTGAGTTTTAAAACTAGATAAACCTACAGAGTTAGAAACTGCATTACCACCTACACTTGTTAGGTCTATTGCATTGTAACCGTTTCTTTTTTTAAATTCTCCCATTGTAGTAAACTTAACATTTTGAAGAACTTTAAACGTACCAGGAGGTTGCTGCTTAGGGTCAACTTTTGTGTTTAATCCCTGCGCTAATGGGAAATTTATATTTTGTTTTTGTAAAGGCACTTTTACTCCTTATACTATTACCCATCTTGAGGTTGATTTATAAGCTACTAGCACAACTGAACCATAGTCGGAGGAAATAACATGACTTGTACCTGTACTAGTTTCAAGTTTATCTGATCCTGTTACGTTAATAGTAATATTACTCGTAGATCCAATTCCTGCGTAATCTTTGATTATAAAAAATCTTCCATCAGTTCCAGTTGAAAGAGCTGGAAGTGTAATGGCTACAGCAGTTGAATGGTTTACAAGGTATAAAGAAAAACTATCTGCAAAAGATAAACTAGAGGCAGTTGAAATTAAACTTACTGCATAAGATAATGAATCTTGACCTGTAACATTAACACTTGTCCCATTTGTAATCTGACAACGATCGCCATTAGAGTTTATGTAATAAAGCTCTCCAGTTGTTCCACCACTGAATGCAGAGTTAATATAACTTGTACCCGATAAGGCTGTAGCATTGTTAAAAAAATTAGCTGTAAGCATATCAATAGGAGAGTAGGAGGTTGCAGTGTCGCCGCTTGTCCTGAAGCTTAAGTCTGCATTAATTGCAATTCCAGAAGATGGAATTTGTTTACCTTTTCCACTGCTGTGATCATGAGAATCTAAAGATTGCCATGCTTGGTTTAATTGAGTAGCCCATGTTGGTCCTACGGTAGTTCCTACATCGGGCAAAGTAATATTTAAATATGTTCCTGAACTAGCCATAGTTATATCCTAGAATATCCAAAAGTAAGTATCGGTTGTTGCCGATGAAGCTTTTAGTATTAAAACTTTATCTCTATTATTATTAGTAGTTGCTGATTCGTAAATAACAGCATTTTCATTTCGCTTTACGACTATCCATCCCAAAGGATTTCTGCCTAGTTTATGATTTACAACTGTGTCACTTGTGCTTACGTCTATGTCTTTTATCAAAACTCCATCAATTATAGGAGAGTTTAAGATTGGCTTCAAACATTGTTCAATATTTTCTTGAGCATGAAACAAATCTTTTATAGAAGTATTTACTTTTCTTAAAAACTTTAAAGCCATTTTATGTCCTTGTAGTTCCCCACCAGTATCTGTTATTTTCATTATGAATATCAGATACAGCTAAAGGACTTCCTGCATCCCTATTATTAGCAGCTTCCTCTAGTCTTCGTTTCATTGCAAATTTTTGTCCAACTAAAGTCGTGACATCACTTTCTTCTTTTTGCAGACATTTTATAGCTGCATCTAGAACAATATATTCTTCATAGCCTTGGAGTACGCTAATAGTTCCACTGGTAGTTGAAGTTCCTGAATCATATGTAAATTTAGTAGCGGTGGGAATATACCAAATTTTAACAGCTTTTGCAGAGTCAGGTTCAGGAGTAAACATAATATTATCTCCTACAAACCTATACCTTACATTTGTAATTCCTAACACACTCCAAGAGCCAAAGTTTGCATAAAGATTTCTCTCATTAAAATTAAAAGGCTCTAAAGTAAAGTAATCTGCACCATTTAATTTTGCATCTACGCCTCTAACTTTATAAAAGTCACTGATAGCTAAATCATATGAAGATGTAGAATCATTAATTGGGTATAGAGAAACACCAGAAGTTGTATTAAACTCCTTAGTTTTTATATAGTAATCATCCCCATAAGCTTGTATTAAAATATCATGTAATTCAGCAGCCGAGGCATTTATGTAGTTTACCAATTCGGAGTCAGTGATGAAGTTATTATTCTCCATATCACAACGCTCTCTCACTCTAGTTCCTAATTGACTAAAAGTAAAATCAGCCATTATAACCTCCTAAAAGAAGGAGAGCCGAAGCTCCCCCATTTTTAATCTTCTTCTGAATCAACACACATCTTAATAAAACTTTTAAGAGCGTGTTTAAATTTTGGTTTGTCTTCAGCCTTTATAGCATCAAACATTTCCTCGACCGAAGCCTTGTAACCTTCTTCGTAGTCGGGTTTGTCGAACTCTTCAACTTCAGATTCTTCAACTTCTTTACCGTTTTTGAGCTTCTTCATGATAGCTACAACAAGACCAGACTTCTTTTTTTCAGGGTCCATAATCATCATGATTTACTCCTAGCTAACACCAACACCAGGTTGGTTAGAGTTTTTAACAACGATCATAATTTGAAGAACGTCACCACTTCTAATTTCAGCTATAGCACCGTCTTTGTCTAGAGCAAAAAGCTTAATGATTCCATTAGTTATGTCATCAGTTTCTATTTGAAAGCTTACGCCTCCATTAGTGGATATAGCAGCAGAGTCAGTAAGAAAACACTGCATAAACAAAAGAGAAGGATATTTGTCAGTAGCTCCACCTGGAACTCCAAGGGTAATATCATATTCTCCAACAGCAGTGTCACTGATAGACTTAACACCCACACTTTTACTTTCGTTTAAAGTTGGATCACCACCACTTCCAATAGTAGCCGTTAAAAACAAAAACTTAACTTCTTTATCTAAGGCTTGTAGCCTATTAAACATTCTGTTTGCCATTTTATTTCTCCTTTAGTCTGAGTGTAATACAACACGCAGCTTGACAAAAAAAGAGAAGCCCCGAAAGGCTTCCCTATATTAAATTATAAACCAATTCTTACGTTCCAACCTGGGGCACGACAGCCTAATTGACCGTAGTAACCAACTCTAACTTCAATAGCATCAGCATTATAAACTCTCAATTGTTTAAGCCCATCACCAGAAAGAATTCTGGGAGCCTTACCAAGAGAATACAATTTCCAAACATCCATTTGAATCATGTAAGCTACCCCATTAGGACAGTTTTGATCAGGTATAACATTTATTGGACCTCTAGGTCCGTGAATCAATATTCCTCTAAAACCAATTTCAGGCTTAATGTTCTTTTCAACATAAGCAACCTTAGAACCTAAGGCTTTTTCTAAATCAGCAAAGTTAGAGTAATTCATGAAACAATAGTCTGGTTTTCCACCAGCTCTAGCAGCTCTAGCAGCAGCTCCAATAAGACCTTCTTCCAGAGGAAGTGAGGAAGCATCGAATCTTATACCACCTAATCTATCAACATCAGCACTTCTGTTGACGTTGAAGAAAGAATCTGTAGAACCAGGAGCAGTTGACGGTAGCCAAGCACCTAAGCCAGAAACTTTTAAAAGAGCAGTAGAATCTGTAGCATAATCACCTTCTACGAATAGATAATCAGAAGCATCAAAACCACCTGTACTAGGATTTCCACTCATAGTAAGAACACCAGTATCTCTATTAATAGCAGTAACAGATTGAGCCGTAGCTACACCAGTTCCAGTACCGGATTCAACGTTAGAAGCTACAAGCTTCATGTCTACTTCAAAGTTAGTAATGTCTTGAGTAGTAGCAAGAGTAATAGTAGTAGCATCAGAGGTACTAACAATACCTATTGAACCTTTACCATTCCCATAAAGAGCTACAGCCAAAGAACGAGTAGCAGCTTGAATTGAACCATCAATAGCGAATACAGCAGCTTCTAGGAACGCATTTGCATTACCTTTTGAAGCTTCAAGTACTTCGTTTTCAATTTGAGCAATTGCATAATCTTTTATTCTCGTTAGTAAAAACGCCTTGATGTTTCCACCAGTAACGTTAGATTGAGCAGTCGTAAAGTTTGCCGAACGACCCATCGGATTTCCATATTTAATTGGAAGTTTTAAGTTCTCGCCTCCGAAATCTTCATACTTAGCGACCATAGCAAGAAATGGATTATCTTTGTAAACCATATTCTCAATTCGTTCATCAGTATAATGTTGTTTCAGGGCAGCAGCAAAACCAGTTGCGGATAAAGCAGCCATTTTATTCTCCTTTGTTTGTTATATTATATTAAATTTCCTTCATCATCCCATCTTATTAACTTAGCAGCCTCTCTTACAGACTCCTCATTTGATAACTGTCTATCTGCTCTTTGATACGCCTGAGCAGAATGTGCGTTTGACAACGTAGGTGACGGTTGTCTTTTAAATACTTGCTCTTGTCTTGGAGAAAATTTAGACTTTACTTTTCCTAAACTCATTAATTTTTCCAATTCGTCCTCTAAGTAGGACTCAACGGCTTCAGCAGCTTCGTCCATATTAAGGACTCTACCTGTGTCGTTGTAGTGTTCTTCTATTACATCGTAAACTAAATCACTAGCTCCATTTGCATTAATGAGTTCAAACTCATCTTTGCCGTTTACGAAAGAATCTATTTCTTGTTTAAAATTAGTCTCTATAGATTCGTATTTGTTGTACTCTTCTTCTTGTTCTTTTTGAGATAACCGTTCTTCCAGTTCCTCAAATTTAGACTTATAACCATGTTCTAACTCTTCTCTCATTAACTTCATTTGCATTTCAGGAGTTAATTTCCCATCATTAAGTGCTAATTCAGTTAACTTGTCATAACCTAAACCCATTTCCTCTAGAGTTTCAAAAGGATTACGCCTTAATCTTTCTTCTATAGGAGCTTGAGGTTCTTCAGGTGGATTTTGTAGCTCCTGTAACCTTTCTTCTAACTCACTCATTCGGTATTCATAATCAGCTTCTTTTGCTCGAATATCCTTTTCTCGTCTGCTCAAAGCTGCGAACTTGCGTGAAAACTGGTCGTCTTCTCCTTCTTGCTCTCTTACTTCTTCTACTTCCTGACTTTCTCCTTCAGATTCTGCTTCTGGTTCGAAAATCTGAGAAGCATCTACTGCAGGTTCGGCGTTGTCTGTTTGGTATTGAACTGTTTCGTTCATAACCTCTTGGTTTTCCATTAAAATCTCCTTTATAACTTGATGAGCTTATGCTCGGTCATTGACCTCTATTAATTGTAATTTTATTATTATTGTTCTGGAAGCTCTGCTCCTGTAGCTCCTTCAGCCATTACTTCTTCCATTACCTCATCACTTACTGGACCTTCTTCTACTACTTCTTCCTCTTCTACAACTTCTTCTTCACCTAAAGGTAAAGCTCCTTCACCTATAAGACTTTCTTCACCAACAGGAGCTGCAATGTCAGCCCCTACCACTTGAGCAGCAGCAGCAGGTGCGCCAGCAGCCGCTAATTCGGCAGCTTTTTGCTCTGGACTTGGTGTTTGAGCTTTGATCAATAGATTCTGACAATCCTCCATATACTGCCTAAGAAGCTCTAAACGGTCCTCTGCAGCCCCCTGGGTACGATACATTAGGTAAGCTTGCTGTACTTTACGGATTGCATTTTCGAGGTTTTGGTAAGGCTCTGGAGGGAAGTAATCTCCCTTATCCATCATAGTTTCTATTATACGTTCAAGGTTAGTAGCATCAGAATTTAAAAGATTCATAGCAGACTCTAAATCAGGAAAATCTAAAAGCTTAAGAGCATCTTCTTTAGAGATAAAACCTGCAGCCAATAAATCTTGAACATCTGCCAATCTAGCTGCTGGAGTATTTGAAAGAGCTGAAGTTGGATAAAGTTCCATCATATACTTGTCAGCATCCATGTTAACGTCCTTCCAGGGAATTGTGTCTACAAATTTTCCATCTTTAACTTTAACCTTAAAGTCTCCTTCACGTTCATTGATGTCTTTAGCCATGTCAATCATAATTTCTGCAGCGTTCATAAAAGTCTTTTCGTACCTTTGGGCTGTAGCCATGAACCGTTCAGTCTCAAGGTCGTTGAACTCCCTTAGGGCTTTACCTGAATCCAGACCGGCAGGTTTTAGCGATTGAGCAGCAAGTTGCGAAATACCTGCAATCTCGTAAGCTCTTTGATATAGACGATCTAAGTGGGTAAATAGTTCCCCTGGAATACCTCCAAGAGGAGTATATTGAGGAGGAGTTCCAGCATATTTTATAACTCCGCCAATTTTATTGTTTAAGTGAGCCGAAACAATTTTAGAACTTGCTTCAACCAAGAGTTTTGGAATACTGACCAAGTGCATTGAAACTTGTATAGTTCTCAGGATTTTATTCATTTCTAATTGAATACCTTGTAATTCTTCGGCTAAACCTCTTCCCCAAAATCCAACAGGTTTTAATCCCCATCGAAAGAATACAAAAGGGAAATAATCTTTTTCGTATTTTTCATCTAGGAGGGTAGCATTAGAGATACAAATTGTATGTTTCCCATCCTTTGCGTCTTCACCACTTGGTAAGTGCCACGACTCTATAACTCTTACTAAATCGGCTCCATCCCCATAAGGAGGGGTGGCAAACTTATTATAAGTGTCACTAGCTTGATCAATCAAAGCTGCATAATCTGGAAACATCTGTTTCAAGACTTCTTTGTTCATCATCTTTTCTTGATGCAATTGTCTAGGTTTAGAATAGAAAGCTTCATTATCGTCTATTTTAATTTCATTAATAAAAACTCTTTCAGTTTTAATTTGTCCATTTTCTTCAAATATTTTTATACAACCTGTGCCAAAGATACAACTATCTAAAAAAGCAAAAGCAGCTTTGTCATAAAACTCAGTGTAGCTAAAAATACCTTCTACAAATTTAGTTAATTTTTTCGCCTTAGATTGAAGACTAAAATCACCCCCTGAAGTCAAAAAGGTTGCTCTAGGTTTATTCTTTGTAATCTTTGAAACTACAGTGTCTATCATGTTTTGAATAACATTAAGAGTTACTCGGTTTGATGTTGCACTTGTTTCTACTCTAGCATAGTTATAAGCGTCTAAACCGTACATTTGGTAGTTACCATAAAGTCTAGCATAGACTAAGTTTAAAGCAGTTGTGTAGTCTTGTTTATCATTCAAAGCTTTTAGGTAGGCGAACACATCAGAGAATAAATTAGTCCGAGAAGCTTCCCACCATCGTTGATTATAATCCATGTTTTATACCTTATGTAGAAGACCAGAACATTAATTCTTCATCTTCTTCTTGTTGTTGTTTTTCTTCAGAAAAGGGATTTTCTCCCGATTTTAGCTTTGAAACTAAATCTTCACCACTATCTATAAAACTAAGCTCTGATAGTTCAAACTCTACGTTCCCACTCTTAAAGGATTTTACTTTATGCTCTTTGGACCATTCAATAAAAAGCTTTACATCTTCTATATTTTCTAACATAGAGCTTCTCCTATTGTAAATTTATTATAAATATTCTTCCATTTCATCCATATCCTCTTGTAACTGTTTATCTAACTCATACGCATAAGGGTCTTCTTTCTTTCTTTCACATTCTTCAGCTAATTTGCGCTCCAGTTCGTCCATAGCTTCATCCGTACCAGGCTTTATGGCAGGAGCTGGTTTTTCAGATAAGTAATGTCTACACTCACGCCACGCATATAAAACTGCATCACAGATGTCAGAGTGGTAACTATCTGAAATCTTTGGACGTTCGGGATTACGAATCCTAGAGTCCTTATCCCATTGTACTAGCATACAATCTTCCTCAAATAAAGAGTTTTTAAATGCCTTAAATTTCTCAGTCCTAAGATCATCATTCAATAACTCAATAAACTCAACCTTTCGGGTCTTTTCAGCAGCCTCGATATTAAGACCATGTCGCATTCGCAACTCTTCTTGAATCTTCTTTCCCAAGGCTCCTGCATCCATGACCATTCGAATTGGGTTGTATTCTTCCTTGTACTCCTTTATAACTGCTACTAATTGGCTAATATTTTGCTTATTTTTTACATGTTCATCAACTAAATAAACTTTCTTGTAATGCGTATTATAGCCTATAACCGCAATCGCATCCGAGTCATTATAACCAATATCAATTCCAATAATATAATGCCACTCGCCGCTAGTAGGCAGGGAATTATAAAGATTACGAGCTTTACTAAATTTAAATACCAACGCATCTTTATCTTCCACCCACTTTCCAAATGTTTCCCTAATATAGGAGGGGTCTGATTCGTCAATCCCACGTATTATCCTTTCTTCAGTTAAAATTTCTTCCAGGTCCAGCTTAGGAGGAGAGTG